ATTACACTTCCCTATGGAGACTTTGGCTGCAGAGAAAGCTAAAGACGGTAAGATTAAAGCTTACTACTACCATCCAGATTGGGACAAGATGAAGCCTTCTGACGAGCCTAAGAGAATCCCTTCTTTCGGTAATGGCTCTAAGAGTGAGCTTATCGAGTTATATATCATCAAGCCTTACAGAGCTGGTTTCTATTATTGGTCTCCTGCTGATTACCAAGCTTGTGTACAATACGCTGATCTAGAAAGAGAAATATCTAACTACCATATTAGCAATATCCAGAATGGGATTCAGCCATCACTTTTCATTAATTTCAACAATGGCGTGCCTGATGAAGAGGCACAGCAATTGATTGAGAATAAGATCTCAGAGAAGTTTGGCGGTACTTCTAACTCAGGTAAAGCTGTAATTGCATTTAATGAGGATCCTGAGAGAAAGGCTACTATTGAGCCTATTCACTTGCCAGATGCACACGCACAATACCAATTCTATGCTGATGAGGCTAGAGAGAAGATTATGCTAGGACACAGAATCGTGTCTCCAATTCTATTGGGTATTAAGGATAATACTGGTTTTGGAAACAACGCTGAAGAGCTTAGAACAGCTTCTGTGATTATGGACAATATGGTTATCAGACCATTCCAGAATATCATCGTAGAGGCCTTAGAAGAAATCCTAGCGTTCAACGGTATCTACTTAAACTTATACTTCGTTACACTACAGCCTATCGAGTTTACTGAGCTAGATAACATCGCTACTCAAGTTAAGCGTGAGGAAGAGACTGGTGAGAAGTTGTCAAGTGATAGCTGGGTAGAAAAACTGAAGTCAATATTTAAAAAACAAGAAGCATAATGCAGGCTCTATTTATAACAGACAACGAATTGAGACGACGTTCCATCATAGGTGGTAACGTCGACTCAGATAAGTTCATTCAGTTCATTGAGGCAGCTCAGGATACGCATATTCAAAACTACTTAGGGACATTGCTGTACAATAAGCTACAGACCTTGATCATAAATGGTACTATTGACGATGCAGGTAACTCTGACTATAAAAACCTACTAGACACTTACATCGCTCCAATGCTAGTTTGGTACGCACAAGCTGACTACTATATGTTTGCTCCTTTCCAGATTTCAAATGGAGGCGTATTTAAACATAGAAGTGAAAGCTCTGAAACCCCATCTATGGATGAGGTTCAGATGCTCTCTACTAGATGCAAGAGTCAAGCCGAGTTTTATACTAGAAGATTCCAAGATCACATGGACTTTTACAGCTATTTGTACCCAGAATACATCCAATCCACCAATGGTGAAATGTATCCTGACAGAAAATACGGATTCACATCTTGGGTACTATAATGACTGAGAACAAAAAGAATACTTATAAGCCTAAAGAGAAGAACGTTGCTAAGTTGCAGCAGTTCTTGCTACGGCTAGAGAACAAGAACATTAAAAAAGACAGCAATGAGTTGTGATATTTCAATAGGAAGAACCCTTAGATGCAAGGAGTCAGTAGGTGGTATAAAGAACATTTACTTTGTCCCTTTTGGTTCAATGGGCACGGTTACTTTGGATAGCTGGAACCGCATACAAGCGGTTACTGGTACTCCTTATGCGTTCAAGTTTGAAGTGATTAGAGATGCTGATTTGGATCAGAGAATTCAATCTAGTGCGGTAAATGGCACTACTTTTGTAGAACAGACATTGAAAGCTACGCTTAAACAGTTGGACTTCGCTACTGACAATGTGATTATGAAGTTATCTTACAGCAGGCCTCACGTCATCGTTGAGGACCTGAATGGTAATTACTTTATGATCGGCTATAATAATGGAGTAGATATGCGTACCAGTAACGTAAAGACTGGTAGAGCTATGGGGGATCTGTCTGGTTATGAATTAACGTTTACTGGAGAAGAGAAGTTACTTGCTAATTACTTAGTAGGAACACCACTTGACTTAGGCTTTGATGTAGTTGACGATTCTTACGAATACTTTGTTGACTTGTTTATAGCAAGAGTATTAGGTGATGGTGGCTCTGTGGAAGCCACCGATTGTGCTTTACAAGATTTAGCAGATCTTGCCACTGAATAAGTTATACAACAAATGAATATTTTTTAATCTACTTAACAAGAAAACAATAAGGTATGAGTTACTGGGGCATAGCGGCAAACACAATAAGTTGGGGAACAATATATAATCAAAGCGAAGTAGGTGAGTACATCTTCCTTACTTGTGTAGGCGATGGTAACGACTTTTATAAAAGGTTGTCAAGTGCAAGTGCTACTATGGAATCACAAGACTGTTTAGTAAACAATATGAATAAATCTTTAAGATAATGAGCAAATATGATAACGCTTCTTTAGTACAAATACCATCGGGATACAAGGCAGGGACTTTGTATTCTGTGCTACCTGCCAATGGAGATGGTGACTTTGATTTCACAAGGGCTTCTATTGCTACAAGGGTTAACGCTGAGGGGTTAATTGAGACAGTAGCAAGTGGAGTTCCAAGATTGGATTATCCTTTGTTAAATGGGGTAGTTCAGTCGTGTCCTGCTTTGTTGTTAGAACCTGCGAGGACTAACGAATTGTTATATTCTCAAGAGTTGGACAATGCTTGGTGGGCTAAAACAGATGTGAGTATTTCTGCGAACTCTATTGCATCTCCTGATGGTTCTTTAACTGCTGATTTAATCACGGAGTCTGCTACAACTGGGCTACACAGAGTTTATAGAACATTGACTCCAAACGGAAACAACTCTTTTTCCTTCTTCGTTAAAAGCAATGGAGTTAGGTGGATTGTATTAGCTGCTGGAAACACAACAAACTTTGGAGTTCATACATCTTTTGATATACAGAACGGAGTAGTTGGAACGAGTCTTATAGGAACTTCAAAAATAGAGAATTACGGAAATGGATGGTATAGATGTATTGTCAGTGGATTAGCTAATGGTGGAGCAACAAGTCTTAATTTATACTTGTGTGACGGAGACAATGTTATAAGCTATACTGGAGATGGGACTTCTGGTGTTTATGCTTGGGGAGGACAACTTGAATTAGGAAGCTACGCTACTTCATACATTCCAACATCAGGAACTACAATAACAAGAGCAGCAGAAGTATGTAACGGAGCAGGTACATCTGCTGAGTTTAATGATTCAGAAGGGGTATTGTTTGCTGAGATTAGTGCTTTGGCTAATGATGGAATTATAAGAGCCATTGCTATATCTGATGGTACTGGATTTAATAGAGTTAATATAAGATATACTGGTACAAGTAATCAAGTTGAGTATTCTTTATTTGTTAATGGACAAACCACAAAAACATTATTTCATAGTATTTTAGACTCAACTATAACATCTAAAATTTCTGTTCATTGGAAGACAAACGATTTGAAGTTTTATGTAAATGGTTTTTTAGTGGGGTCCATTTCTTCTGCTGTTATGATGCCTAATAATACATTAAATCAGCTTAGATTTGATAGTGGAGCAGGATTATCTCCTTTCTACGGAAAAACCAAACAACTAATAGCATTTGATGCAGCATTAACTGATGAGCAATTAGAAGACTTAACCTCTTGGGATTCATTTATTGAAATGGCTCAAGCACAACAATACTTAATATACTAACTATGAGTGCAACATTAAAATTCGGTGCGGGGTCTTGGGCAGCTAAAGCAGGTTCTGTCCTTGCGTATAACGATTTGAACAATAACTTTAAGCCCCTGCCTTTTACATTTACAAGGGCAAGTACTGCTACAAGAGTAAACGAGAGTGGACTCATAGAAAGTGTAGCAAGTGGTGTACCAAGAATCGACTTCTTAAACAACGCTGATGGACATTTGCTATTAGAGCCAAGTAGGACTAATTCAGCTTTGTATAGTGAACAATACGGAAACTCTCTTATAAATGTTACTGTTTCAAGAAACGATGTATCATCTCCAGATGGAGAAGTGACTGCCGACAGAATCATAGATAATTCGTCTAACGGAGAACACTTATTAAGTTATAATAGTGCTGGAAGTGTTACAAATGGTGCTTCTTATACATTCTCTGCGTTTTTTAAATCTGATGGAACTGGAGGAAGAGGGGTTATTAGATTTTACACTGGTGCTTGGCAATATTCTGTTTACAATTTAGATAGCGGTTCTGTTTCATACACATCTGGCGGGACTTCAAATATAGTAAACTATGGTGATGGATGGTATAGATGTTCTCTTACTGTTACAGCAGTATCTGATTATAGTGGATTAGTAGGTCAAATTGGTATTGCCAATTCATCAAATAAATATACTTATCAAGGTGCTTCAAGTCTTGGTGTTTATTTTTGGGGTATTCAATGGGAAGCAGGCTCATACGCTACAAGTTATATTCCTACGAGTGGTGCTGCGGTAACAAGGGCTGCTGAGACTTGTAATAATGGAGGTAATAACCAAGTAATAAATTCAACAGAGGGTGTTTTTTATGTTGAAATGAATGCGTTTGACAACATTTCAAGAATATCATTAAGTGATGGAAGTTCAAGTAATCGAGTATCTTTTAAAATAGATGCTAATAATATAGATTTTCAATATAGAATAGGAGGGAGTTATTCATATAGAGTTGATGTTGATATTGATACATCTAACACAAACAAAATAGCTATGTCTTTTAATAATGGTGTTTTTGTTGGTTATCTAAATGGTGTTGCAATAGGAAACCCTATAAGTGGTGCGTCTTTAGGTCAAGGTGTTTTAAATAGATTAAATTTTAATGATGGAAATTCTGCAGATAGTTTTGAAGGAAACATTAAAGAAGTAAGAGTTTACGACACCGCATTAACAGACGCAGAATTACAAGCATTAACAACTATATAAACAAAAAATAAAATGGCACATATATTTAAAAAGTACGCATTCGCTTCTAAGGAAGAAGCTATCAGCAAAATAGAAGGACTTGGTCTAAACGAAGAAGGACAACCAGTTCATTCTCACATTATCGTAGAACTCGGTCATATCGTAAAGGTAGCTGGAGAATACGATGAAGAAGGAAACGAGTTAGTTGCTCCTATCTTATCTGACAAGTACGCAGTAGATGTACTATGGACACAAAGTGAAATCACTAACATTCTATCAGAAGCGGTATATTCAGAAGAAGGAGAGTTAATCTCTGCTGAGGTTAGTGAAGTAGCTTTCCCTGAAGGATGGCAAGAGTTTGAGGTTATTCCATCAGGAGGTGGAGTACACACATTCGCAGGATGGTCTTTCGCATTACCTGAAGAAGTAGTTTAATAAAATCGGTCAATCGGGAGCTTAGGCTCCCTTAAGACCTTAATAAGAATACAATGGCAATCGACAACAAGATTTCTTTCATAGGTGGATACATTTTAACTGCTGCCACTACCATTGAGTTAATGGGCTTATTACAAGCTGCCGCAGTTGGTTTTATAGGTGGTGTATTCGGTCTTATAGGCAAAGAGGTGTTTTACTTCGTTAAGAGAAAGATAAAGAATGGGTGAGAATCTGCCAAAGCTAAGTGATGACTCTTCATTGAGTATAAACATCAAATGGCTTATTCAGATTGTCATTGTGGTAGGTGGAGCGGTATTGCTTTATACCAAACTTGAGAAGAGGATAGCTGACCTTGAGAATGAAACAAAGTCACTAAGATACAATCAAAACACCTATGTGTTTCCAGACATCCGAACCTTAGAGAACGAGATACTGGACTACAAGCTACACAGAGAAAGAATACTAAAAGACTTAGACCAACTAAAGAAAGATAGGTAAGTGCATTTTTTGCACAAGGATAAAAACATAGTAAAATGAGCGGATTAGAAAAGAACTTTAAAGAAGGAATAACGACTACCATATTAGGCTTTATGCTACTAATAGGTAACTTCTACTACTTGCTTGAGAAAGATGGTGGTGCTACTATATTCTTTGGTATGTTGCTTATCTCACTTGCTTTGTTCTTAGCCCCTGATGATTTAAAGAGTGGTATA